AGTACCGATGAAGCGACCGTCATCAGAACCCTTACCTTTGGTGTTGGCAGTAGCGATGACATTGAAACCAGGGTGGCGCTTGACATAGCGACCGATCTTCTTCAGGAAGACACCCTTGCCTTCGAGAACAGACTGCAGACAAAGGATCTTGTTAGATGCCAGATCAACTTCGTCTAGAAGCAGCACAGCTCCCCTCTCAAGAGCTTCAACAACGGGTCCGTTGTGCCAAACAGTCTCGCCATTAACAAGACGGAAACCACCAATAAGATCATCTTCGTCAGTCTCAATGGTAATGTTTACACGAATGAGTTCCCTATTTAGTTGGGCACATGCTTGCTCTACGGCAAGAGTTTTACCATTACCAGACAGACCAGTAACGAAAGTGGGGTAGAAGAGTTTGGATTGAATGATCTTCTTTACATCAGAGAAGTTACCGAAAGGAACGAAGTTAGGATCCTTATCAGGAATGAAAGACTTCTGCTCTGCAGGTTCTGCAGCAGGTGCTTGGACAGTGACTTCGAGATCCTTACGCGCTTGCTCTACATCGATAGACCAAGTGCCACGCTGGACATAGTATTCCCGAAGACGCTTAGTAGCGGTAGCGTATTGCACACCGAAATGCCTAGCAGCAATGCGAACATGAGTAGCATTGATGTCAGTACCGAACTTCTTAGAAAGATAGTTGGTCAGTTTCTTAGTAGTAAGATTTGAAGGAGCGGGCATTTGTGGTGTTTGTGTTGTATGCACATATTATATACAATAAAAAACCCCCCTGGAAGGGGGGGTGTGCCACTAGTTGAACTGGATCACTGTGCCTTCTTTGGTCGTCAGCGATGCAATATCAAACATGCTCAGGAGTTTCTTAATCTGCTCCTGCTTGCTGTCTGCTGGTGGTTCAAATTCAATCTTGGTTTGAACCTCAACAAACTTGTCTGGTTGTTCGACAGTAGATTCTGGAATGTCAGAGTCTACACCTTCCCATACATCGAAAGGAAGTGTAACGGGAGTTTCTCCCTTGTTCTTGCCGCTGTAGAAAAGTGCAGGATACAACTCACGCTGCTTCGCGAAGATGCTGTTGTGATTTCTCTCCTTACACCACATGTGACTCATACGCTTTGCGACATCTGCCCAGTCCGCTTCTTCCATCTGCTTGTATGCAGATGGGAAGTGCTTCATGCAGTAGTCTTTACATGCCTTACGCATGAATTTAAGGCGGGTAGAGTTCTTGTTGCATCTGATCTGCATCTGGAGTGCCAGAAGCATGATCTTTTCTTTGTGGAGTTGCTCGTATTTTTTGTATTCGATACAAATCGATTTCCATTTACGCATGATCGGGAGTCAAATAGGAATACTGTGATTATATAGCATGTAAAACAGGTTGTCAAGCAATATATCCGACAAACGAGTTAAGAAGTTTCTTGTTCGTGGATTTACCCTTTAGCATTTTCTTGAATGCCTTGGTGATCTCACCCTTCTTGGCACCAGATTCTACATTAAATTCAGTGTCAGCCTCAAGACTGGTCTGTGCAATGGCATAGAGCGCAGTGTAGGAGATGGGGTTATCGATGATGGCAGACTTCTCTTTCTTCCACTTTTCACGAATACGATCGTATTCGGTGTAACCATCAGCAGCATAGTTGTGAACAAAGTTCAGCAAATTACTACCATTCATGACACGGAACCCAAGAACATTGACATTAGGGTTACGATCACGCAACTGCTGAATGAATGTGTTAGTTACAGCGTGGTATGAGTCCTGGAACTGTGGGTAGACACGACCAGTCTTGCGGTCACGAAGTGCATTGTTGCAGTCCATACGACCACGAACGATGCATTCTTCCTCGTCAGCATAGTTCCAACCTCTACGACCATAACCAGTCATGCAACCATCACCATCAGTCAGGATGCAAAGGTTGACTTTTTGAAGATCGTTCTCCTTCTGGAACTTAGGGATCACATAGTTCATAGCAATGATCGCTTCGTTCAAAGGAGTACCAGACAACTCAAGACCGTTAGGTACACCGATGTAACCAGCAGCAGAAGTTGTGTATGAGTAAGTGATCTTCCAGATGTTTTGGCACTGACGCTCGTATTCCTTGGAGTTAGAACGAGAAGAAAGAATATTCATGAGGTGGAAGAAGTTATTGCCACCAAGAGAGACTTCACCTTCTACGAGACCATCTTCACGACTGTCGTGATAGTAGAAACTAGAGCGATGCTCACCAACAGTATTGTTCTTCATGTGGTTTACAATGCGCCACTCATTAGTGAAAGCATACACTTCAAAAGGAATCTGAACTTTCTTACAGAAGGCAGTGAGGTTCAGCAATTGCTTGTAAGTAGAGTGCAACTGAGGTGCAATAGAACCAGACCAGTCCATGAGAAATACAAGACCGTGATTCTTACCGTCAGGAACAACAGTTACTTTTTTGAAGATGTCTTCGTTATAACGATAAGTGTGTAACTTTGCAGTATCAAGGACACCAGTTTTAGATTCACCAGCACGAGCGTAAGCGTCAGCAGACTTACGGCACTCAAACTCTTTAACAAGATAGTTAACCTCCTTCTGAGATTCCTTGCGGAAAATTTTGTATTCTTGAGATGCATGTGCGAAGAAGTCCTCACCACGACCTTCAAGACCGTTGTAGTATTGGTCGATCCATTCGTGGACTTCTGACCAGTCAACTACAATATCATTTAGGTCAATTTTCTCAGGAATCTGCACATAAGTCACGGACCTATGACGATGATTGTCAATCAAACTATCGACAGAAGAATCGAAAGCGCGTTGAGTTTTAGAAGTCTCACCACCTTCAGTGCTGCTACCTTCTGGTTCAGTCATGTTGCCATCTTCATCGTACCAGTCGTCACGCACATCTTCTAGATCTGCACCAGAGGATGTAGAACCACCAGAAGTACCACCTGCCTGAGGTGTAGCATCAGGTTGATCTTCTTCAGAAGACTCAGACTCTTGCTGCTCAGCAGAAGTCTGCTCTTGGTCACCTTCTTCACCACCATTCTGGTTGGTGTCAGCAGGCATCTGCACATCTACTTCCTGCTCTTCTTTAGCAGCGTTGACGAAAGCATAGATGTCATTAGCAATGGAGCAGACTTCTTCAAATGTCTCAGCAAGATCGCAGCGAGCAACAAATACTTTCTCTTCGATGCTGAAAGGCATGAGTGCATTAGCACCACACTTGAAGTGAAGGTTAATACGATCGATAAGACTCATCTTGCTGAGATCTTCATCAGCGATACCGAAGAAGTCTTGCTCGTTTAGTTCGGCGTAACCGTTGGAAAATGATTTACGAAGACCAGGAAACTTACGCTTCATCAACTTCTCAATGCGAGCATCCTCTACAACATTGATATAGTCTTTAGGGCAGTTTGCAGCATCACGCCAGTCTTCGTTTGGCGTGAACAGTGCATGACCAACTTCATGACCTACGAGCAGGTCATACACTGTGCTGCTAGCGCGGTCCCAGTTAGGGAGAGTCAGGACACGCCTGTCAACATCAAAGGAAGCAGTTGCGACGGATCTGTGTTCGACGATGAGGTTCTCGGTAGCGAGAAGACGGGCAAGGTTACCTTTGATTTCTTGAGTTGACATGTGTCTCGTGCGTGTATGTACATAGCATAACGCAGAAACTGATCATCCGACCAGTGCATGGGACACTTCGTTAAGTGTCTCATGGACCACAGAATAATTTTTCTCTTTCTCAACTGTGATCGTCCTATCAAATTTATCTTCTATATTAGATTTATGACTGATGACATAAACTTTGGTGCTCTCATCAAAGTTACGAAGGATCCATCCTAGATCAGATGTACCAGACTGGTCAAGAGATCCATCAAAGATCTCGTCCAAGATCAGTAGGTTAGTATCCACAGAATTCTTAAGTTTAGCAATAGAACGCCAAGTAAGCAGCAGAGCGATATCAATACGAGCTTTCTCTCCTTCACTGAAAGATTCATATGAAAATACATCACGGTATCTAGACTTAATAGTTTCCTCAAAGTTCTCATTGAGAGTAAAGTTTACATAGAAATCCATACTCTGAAGATACTGATTAATCAGTTTGTTCATCGTAGGCAAGTATGTCTTGATAATTCTAGTCTTGATGCCGCTGTCTTTCAGTAGTTGTGTAGCCGTTGTTAATACATCACGGTCGGTCTTGAGAACTGCCATGTCTTTACCGAAGTCTTTCTTACCAGCAACCAGTTCCTGCAGTTTGTTGTACTCTGCTTTCTTATCAGGATTCATGTCAGTAAGAGTTTTGATTTCAGTCTCAATCTCACTGACACTCTTTCTAATAGTAACCAACTGATAGTTTGTCTGAGAGATAGTCATGTTAATATCATTGACTTGCTTAGATAGTTCAGTCATCTTTGCAAATCGAGCAGTCTCTTTAGAAATTGCTTCTTTAATTTCTTCGTGACCGATGTTCATCTCACTCAGTTTAGATTCTCCTGCCTGCAACTTTTCGTTACGAAACTCTTCTGACAGTTCCTGTGTGCATGTAGGACAGACATGATTTTTCTCAAAGAATGCATGTTCTTTTTTACATGTGTGCAACTTAACTTCAAGTTTATTGAGATAAGTTGTTAACTTCTGCAGTTTTTCATCTGATTTTTGATACTCCTGCATTTCTTCATTAAGTTTTTCGATTTGTTGTGTTAGAATTGCAACATCTTCGACCCCCTGGAGTTCTGTTTTTTTATACTCTTTAATTTTTTCTGTCTTCTTTGCTACTGCTTCTTTGTTCTGCTTCTCCAACTCCAACATGTACTGCTTCTGGAGATGGATCTTCTCCTCAATCAGATGAATATCATAATCAAGTGTCTTGATTTCTTCATTGTTCTCTCTGATTTTATCTTTGAGTAGAACATTCATGGTCGAGAACATTTGAATGTCTAAGATATCTTCAATGATGTCACGACGCTGCGTGATAGGGAGACGCATGAATGGTACGAAGGTGCTGCTGCCAAGCACCACAATCTGTGTGAATGACTTGAAGTTCATCTTCAGGACATTCTGTTCAAAATTCTTTTGCTGATCTACTACAGACGCTTCCTGATTCCAAGCAAGTCCATCACAATAGATCTCTAGTTTGTTAGGTTTGATGCTGCGAATTACTTTGTATTCTCTCTTACCAATAGTAAATTCAATCTCTGCAACACAATCCTTTTCATTAATACTGTTGACCAGCATACCTTTGCTGATCTTACGGAATGGTTTACCAAACAACGAAAAGGTAAGAGCATCCAAAATGGTACTCTTACCTGCACCGTTAGCGCCAACAATCAAATTTGTCCTGGATGATACCAGATCGATCTCGCTGAAAGTATTACCCGTGCTCAGGAAGTTCTTCCAACGGATCTTCTGAAAATGAATCATAACAATTTGGTGGTACGATGAAGTCGTCTTCTGTAATTATACTATATCTCTGTCCGCTATGAAGGCAAGCGGCAACCATTGCTTCAACATCTACCTCAGCAAGTTGCAAAGCAGGATTTGTTGGGTCATCTTCCAAGAAGGAAATGTATCGTTCTGCATCACACTGAGTTTCAAAAATAGGAATGATTTTGTCATCGTCTTCATCGAAAACAGAATACACACCCGAAGGATGATTCTCTAATGTAATTACATACATAGATTCCTCTAGACTACTTCGCATGACTCTATGTATAACGACTGCATGAGTTTCTTGAGTTCGGTTTTATCGACTTTCAATTCAATCTCATCAATATACTCGGTCAGCAAAGTCAATGTGTCCTTCACATTGAATTCTACATCCTCTACCTCGCTTGTGTCAACTAGGGTTTCAACAATTTTAACATCGTGAGCACCTACATTGTAAAGACGATCAACCAACGACTCAAACATTTGGTAGTCACGCTTCTCTTCGACAATAACTTTGACGAATTTGTTGGCGTAGTCTGAAATATCGAACTTGTTATAATCAGACTGTGTGTCGTCGTAGTAGACTTTTGCGAAAATTTCATATGGATTCTCCACAAACCTGAGCTTGTCAGTCTCTGTATCGAATATATGAAACCCGCGAACTGCTTTATAATCATTCCAGAACATCTGATATGGGTTGCCAAGATACTGGATGTTTCCTTTCTTGGAACGGTGGTGGAAGTGTCCAGACCACACACGCTTGAAGTTGGTAAAGTCTTTACGAGAGAACCCGCCCTCAAAGCGCATACCCTCCATGACCTCAAACCCTTCAATCTCGATGTGACTGACCATGATGTCTCCACCTTTCTGAATCAGTTCAACTGCTTGCTCACGGTTCTCCTGGTTGATCCAGGGCATCATCAGGAATGTCCTACCACCTAGTTCTAGTTCGGTAGGTTCACTATAGATGGTGATGTTGTCGTAAGAGTCAAGCAGCAACTCTGGCGAGTTGATGCGGTTTGTATTCTTATAATATGTACAGTGATTACCAAGAATCATGTGTACATTGTAGTCCTTGAGGCGACTGAAATAATTATCACTGATTCTATTGAAGGTGTTGTAGTCCATCGACTTACGATTGTCGAAGGTGTCACCCAAATCAATGATAGTATCAATACCTTCTTTCTCCAGAGTCGGAAAAAAGACATCATCATAAAACTTCTGAAAGAAATTCCAGAAGTGGATGTTGCCTTTCCGTCCGTCTAGATGTTGATCAGTTATCAGTGCTATTTTCATGAGGAGTATGATCTTTCATTCCATCGTGATTACCATCACCAGGCAGTCTACCATATTCAATGTAGAATACTGTCTGGAGAGACCCTTCTAGTCTAGCAAGATCTCTCTCTATTTTAACATACTCGTCATAAGATGCTTGCAATTCATCCTTTCTCTCTTGGAGTTGTTTGGTTCTCTTAGTGAACCTCTGGATGAGTTGCACATTGTTTTCAACTTTCTTCATAGTTTTCCTCCAACGATTCCATCAAAAGGCTTGGAAGTCCTGCAGTTTTCCCAGTTAGTAGCGACACCTTCCAAGTGGAATCTCGTTCCTGAAATACAAACTTCTTTCGTAAGTGCGGTGATGAACGGCGTACCATCCTTACCATAGCTAGACCACGTTCCAAAGCGTTTCTGCTCGACACGGAATTCTCCATATGGTGTGTCATACCATTCATAGGTTTCATAATCTTCACTCACTTACCAACTCCATAATCAGATGCTTCCTTTTCAAGGTCACTAATGATCTTTGCATTCGCATGAAGTTTCTCTAGTGCTGCAAGGACCTCAGGAGTTTCTTCCCACTCCCAAGTTTCACCTTTGCTGCTCACGAATTGTCTAGTAGTCATCTATTCATCCTCGTTTCAATGTTTTCTTTAATGGTGCCCATGTCAGAATGAGAGGCATTCATTCCCTGCATATCACCAGTGTATGAATCTGTATGCATTACTTCATCATAACCAGACTTCTCAAGAATTTTATTTTTGATTTCTAGTTGCTTCTTCTCTTTCTGGATACGACGGAGGAATGCGTAGTAGATGATTTGCGTAAAGTATGCGAAGGGATTCTTCGATTTGTTAGGATCGAAGTTGTCAATATATTGCAGGCAGTTTTCAATGCCATCGCAAATCATGTCCTCCCGAAACATGTAATTGACAAAGTTTGGTTTATAAGATAAGTGCGTTGCAATCTTAAGAAAGCAATCTCCAATATAATTGGGCACTCTTGGTCGAGATTGACCATTCTCTTTTGCTTCAATCACACTATTACGATAGATAGTGATTGCCTCAAGGAACTCTTTGTTGTTTACATAGTTCTCTGTTTTCTTTCTTGTCATTCCTTGTATTGCCACATCGAATACTTTAGACGCTTGTTTATTATAACACTCGCGTCTTGAAGTGTCAACAGAGCTTGACATTCCTCAGAAATATCAGTACAATAACTCTGTCAAGGGTTCAAGGGAACTTATAGCTTATATAACTTCTCTAAGAACTTACGGTTTTCACTGACTGAACCTAGTCTTCCCATCTTTCTAGTGAACTGACTACCATCGACTCCTGAGTTGAGTTTTTTTAGAGTCCTCTTATAGAAGGACTCTATTTTTTTATCTGTTTCAGAAATGGTAAGTACATGTTGTTTAGGTAAGATAAACATCTGATCGAATGTAGATCTGATCCATTCAACTAGAGTGAATCCATTTACCTGTAGTTTGTTTTTCTGTTGCTCGATTGGAATTACTTCTAGAGGGTGCTCTAGAATCAAACTATCTTCGTCTGGCATGTAGCAAACCTTAGATACAAGTTCTTCGCCAGTGACTAGTTTGATTGTCGCATAAAATTCTTCTTCCATTTAGTTTGCTCTAAGGTTGACTTTTATAACCTCATACTTGAAATTCTCTTCATTGTAAATGGTGACTCTCTCATTCAAATGACGAAGTGTGTAATTCTGTCCGCCGATGTCATCGGCAATGTCGTATAAGGTTGCTATATCTTTGCCCTCACCTTTACGAAGAACACGACCAATACTTTGTAAGTTTCTGATCCGAGACTTGCTTGGTGATGCAAATATAATATTGTGTAATCGTTTGATGTTGATACCTGTAGAGAAGGTGCCGTAAGAAGCAATAATAACAGCGTTGTTTTCCGTCTCAGTAATTTGACGAACTTCTTCTCTGTCTTCTACATCAGTGCCGCCGTGAACAAAAAAGATTTTTCGTTCAGGGTCTATGGTCTTATTTATTAATTCATACAATGGTTCACCGTGCTTCTCTACATAATTGAAAAGTAGCAAAGTATTACCATCTAAATCATTAACTAGATTCTTGATTAGATTGTTTCTGCCAGTATGCTCTACGAGATACTCCATCTCATCATGATATGATTCAAAATATTGAGGAGCATGTTTACAAAGTAGAACTTTTATCCTAAACTTAGAAAGGTAACCTGACTTGATTAAATCATCTGTCTTAGTTACACGCTCGCAGTCTCCAAACAATCCCTCAAGCACCCACTTGTGAGTCTTGGTTCCGTCTAGAGTACCAGTGAATCCAAAACGATACTTAGCATTGTGCAGTTTAGTCATGATGCCCGTTAGAGACTTTGACTTAAATAGGTGTGCTTCATCACCGATAACACAGTCAATGTCATCAAAGTATCTCTTGGGGAATTTGTAGATAGATTGCCAGGTGGAAATAATGATTGGTTTATCAGTATTTTTATCTTTGCCCGAATAAATTTTATGCACATGTTCGTCAGCATTCCACCCGTAATCGTTAAAGTCATTGACCATTTGTTCTACGAGGGACGTAGTAGGGACGATGATCAGAATTTTCTTGTTGGTAGCAGTATAGTATCTGACGAGGGAATAGATCATCAGACTCTTACCGCTGCCCGTAGGCGAAAGTAAAAGTTTTCTGTTATATTTAATAGCTTCATAAACTGCGCGATACTGATAGTCGCGTGGTTTAATTTCTGCTTTGGTAATTTTATCCATGAACATCTTGATGCCCGCTGGAGAGACAAAATCATTTGTCTGTACTACCTCTCCATACCAGTCATTGTTCTCAAAGTCAATGTGGTACTGGCGCTCAGATGCCCACTCATATAGATGCTTGAGCAGACCGTTGTATAACTCACCAGTTCCAGGTGAGTACAGTCTGATCATACCATCCCAGTATTTGTATCTTGGGTTCTTCTTTAAAAATTTTGCTTCTGGAACCTCAAAAGAAAAATAGTCTGCTAACTCATGATGAACATGAGGTTCTGCAGACTGAATTGTTAGATAGACTTCGTTCTTCTTTTTTACCGAGAGGCGCGTCATTACTGTCCATTAATAAATTTTTCCCATTCAATAGCACTCTTGACCTGGAAACCTCTGTTAGATATCTGCTTCATTACTTGATCGATCCAGTACATCATCTGATCTAGATACTTGATCTTTGCTTCTAGATTGATGATCTCCTCATCAGACTCTAGATACACTTTCATTTTTTCTGAAGTCTTGATGCTCGATCCAAATGGTTTAGAGGCGTAAGTTTTTGCGTCTGCTTCGCCTGAGTAATACTCACGTTTCTCCCTGACCAATTTACGGATCTCAAACTCTAAAGAAGTTTTGATCTGTGAGATATCTGTGTAATGGTTTAAGTATTTATTGTGTTGGAAAGGGATGTTTAGAGCAAGTTGACCTAGATCTGTGGTATACTGTTTGTTCTTAAATTGAAAATCTACTTCAGAATCTTCTGCCCACTCTTCTCTAAGTTTGTCAAATTTATTACGAAGGGTCTCAAAATTCATAAATCAGCGCCTTTCTCATTCTGTATACGGTATCGTGTGAACTTAAATGTTGCAGTTGCAGTAAGGTAGTCCACATTTGTCAAGCTAGCATCATACTGCACTCCTGTCAAGCTTACTGGGAACAGGTCTTCAAAGTTCACATAGAAGTTTCCATTGAAGTTTGATGTCAATACCTGGATAGTTCCAGCACTTGTTACATCTGCTTGGTCTGAGTGACCTTCAGACAATCCAAACTTACGGATCCAGTTCTGGATTCTCATATAGTTTGTAAAGTCTTCGTCGATCAAGAAAGTGACAGTCAGGTCCCCATACTCTACACCACCACTTCCTGGGATTGGTATGTTTCTAAACTTACTTGGTAGTGTCGCTACAGACATGCTGATGTCTGGAATATTTACAGCTTGACAAAAGAAATCTACCCCTGGAAAGTTTTCCAAATCAAATTGGAAACCTACAGGAGATAGATAATTTCTGTTTGTTGGCTGCTCGTTAATCCAGTTAGCAGGCATGTCAACTTCCCAAGCTAATAGTATTTAGCGTTCGGCGGGAGGGTCATGGTAGAACGAATGATCCATCATTGCACGGAACATTTCATCTCTTAGATACCACATGTGCTCTTGCTCTTCATAGGGTCTTGCAGGAGCACCAGGCCAATGCTTGATTCCTTCCTTGACACAGTAGTGTAGGAGTTTGATGTCATGTATTGTTAGATGCAATGTATAGCATTCTTCATCTCTTTCCTCTGCCATTATGGATTCCTCGGGTCGATTCCTAGTTCTTCCAGATATGCGATCCACCAATCTGGATCTCTCTTCTGTTTCCACTTAGGCACAGGTTTGCCCATCTCAGAATAATATTCATATAGAGATTCATCGATAATCTGTGCGATCTCCATATTCCTCTTCCTCCTCATCAACATCCTCATACGGGTTTGCCACGTAGGGTCCTCGTTTTCGTAAAGGTTCTCTTCTGACATAATCCGTTTCAGCATTGATAGCACTAATCCAAACAACAAACTTCATTAGTAAGAAGATGATTAGTAATGGAGACAGACAGAGTAGTAGTCTATACGTCATCATCGTCCTCCCAGTATCCGTCAAATGGTTCCTGGCACATTTCTCTGTGCTTTAGAAACTGCATCGCTTGACGCAGTTTCTGTTCATCTTCTTCAGTGAATTTTACTTGATCTTCCATTTACTTTTGTAGTACCCAGTTTTCTGCATACTCCTCTGCTTCGGTTTCAATACTGAAACGCTTAGTATGAGAAGCGTCTTTATAGATGGTTAAGACTTTGAAGTGATGGTACGCTTCGTCAGTCACTAGGCAGACATGTGCTACCCGCAGTTCATCGTCGCTGTAGAAAGTGGACAAAGTTTTCATAGTCGATACTCGTCGAAGATGTCTAAGGCATGTGTGAGAATACGCTGAGCAGCCCACTTTTGTTCGTCGGTCCACTCATGGTACATAGCACCATTGTACAGGTCATTCTTGATTTTGAGAAGCCTGCACTGCAAAATTTCCTTAGTGATTTTTCCCTTCATTTGGTTTCGGTTCATTAAGTTTCATTAGGGCGTATGCCTTATTATAATAAGGGGTCTTGGTTTCGCCAGCTTTCTGGAGTTGGAACACAATACTTTGCCAAATAAAGTATTGCATTGTACTTCGCATAATTTTAATTACAACTATAGTATCTATTTAACATAAAAAAAGGACCCCTTGTGGGGTCCTTGTATTGATTTGTGAACAAATATCACATGAGGTTTTGAACCATAACACGACGGTAATACTGGTTGCGGGAAGCAGTAAGTGCTTCAGCATCAGGATCACCATTTGCCTTTCTAACGAATGGATTAGCGACCATGCCGTAGCGAGTCTTAAATCCAATTTTTGGTTGGAAGGTGTCAGGACCAATAGATCTGACCATCTGGAGCGGTACATATGGGCAGTAGAAGAGTCCTGCGTCATATGGGGAAGTACCTTTGTAACCGACCACATAGTAGTGGGAGTCAGAAACATTAGCAGAGTAAGGATCAACGAAGACCTTGATGCGTCCGTTGATAGTACCAACTAGTAGGTTACCAGTGTCATCAACTTCACCGATGGAAGGACCACCAGCACCAGTTAGACCAGAGGTGTAGTCTAGAGTACCAGACATCGCGAGAGCAGAAGCAACATCAGCAGAAGTGATGATGAAGTTGCCCTTTCCTCTACGAGTTTCCTGTGCAATTGCGTTTGCGTCTCTTTCGATCTGGAACATAAGTCCCTTGAACTTTTCAACCGACCATCTGCCGTTGGAGTCAACATCGAGGTCGAACTTACCAGCGTTTGCAGTGTTGTTCTGAGCACCAGGCTTAGCGATGGTGTACACAGTTCTAACAACTTCACGGTTGATTTCAGCAAGGATCTCGCTAGACAGAATGTTAGCAAGTTCCTGCTCAGCATCAAGACCATGGATCGCCTTGAGGTCTTGTGCCAATTCTAGAGTGTATTCTGCTTTGAGAGCTCTGGACTGTGCAGTCACAGAAGTCTTCTCAATGCTGAACGACATTTCTCTGAACAGCTTTCCGCTTTCTCCTAGTGCTTCAGCATCTTCTCTCGCCATTGGCTTGACGCCACGCTCGTAAGTGCCAGAATCGTTGAGGAGACCAGGGTTGCTACCCGCAGTTGGGTTAGCAGTGTCGTATGCGTTTGCAGTAGCATCGAAACCTGCAGAGAAGTCGCTGTCAGGCTCGTTGTAGAGTGCTTCTGCACCGTCTCTACCTTCGTAGTGAGACTTCATTGCGAAGATGAGTCCAGTAGGACCACTCATTGGTTGAACGCCGCAGATGTCGTATGCAACCAAGTTAGGCATTGCACGACGGATGAGGCTGATCATTACAGGGTCGAAACCTGCAAGACCACCAGTTTGAGTAGTTAGACCAGAACCAGATAGTGCGTTACCACCGATAGCGCCAGCAGCGTTACCAGCAGAACCACCTGCTTCGTTAAGCATTCCACGCTCTTCGCGCATGAATCTTTCTTGGTTTTCTAACAGAACAGCGGTTACTGCCTTTCTATAGTTATCTTTGATGGAGCCTGCGCTCTCATGACTTAGAACAGGAGACCACTTTTCCGTTAGAGCTTGTGCGTTAAACATTTTGTTTAGCTCCGTTTGTTTTCTCTAAGGATAAAGTGTTAATATTATTTTGACCAACGGTTGAGTGCCTGTAGGTAGTTCGCCATTGCTGGAGATACTTCCTCATTAGTCTCAACTGGTGCCTCTTCAGAGACTTCGCTTACAGTCGCCTTCTCTTTAGGGAAGTACGACTCTCTGATTGTGGTGAGCTTCTTCGAGAATTCCTCCTCGGTAGTAAAGTCAACACCTTCAGATAGTGCAGCGAGTTTGTCTTTCTGAGTATCTACTAGTCCTTCTGAAACAGTGTTCAGAACAACTTGCTTAGCAGACTCATTTAGACGATTTTGTAGTTTCACATTTGCCTTGACCTGTTCGTCTAGGCGCTCTTCCATCTCACGAATCGATTCAGCCATACCTTCGACCACATCAACCTTGTCGTCTGGGATCGAAATGTAGTGCTCTTCAAAGAGACCCTTCAGACCTGCAATGAAGTCTTCAGTGATCTCATTTCTGATGCCACGGTCAATAGCAACTTGGTTTTGCTCTACCCATTGACCGATAGCGTAGGACACTGTGCCGTTAACTTCTTCAGAAAGTTCGCTCTTAGCTTCAGCGACTTGCTTTTCAAGTTCGTTAGCGAAGTGTTCTACAAGCTTGTCATACTCTTCAGAGATCTTTGCTTTGACAGCAGCTTCAAAGATTGTCTTTGCTTTCTCAGCAAACTCTTCAGAGAGTTCAGTGCCTTCTACGAGGGCACTTACATCTGCGGAAAGATCAAGTTCCTCAAAGGAAGGCTTGATTGGATATGCTACATCAGGACCTTTGCCAGTTCCGTATGCTACTTCAGCACCAACAGAAGGCATTGGATCGTTGCCTGGTTTGCCAGAAGTAGATGTTACACTAGAGTCTTGAGACACTGGTGCTGCAGCTTTTGCTCCTGGATTGTCTTCTCCTTCTTCTTTATTGCTATGAAGAGGCTCCGACTGAGATCCACCAAGATCAGTCGTTGACTGATTAGGTGCTACTGAAGGAGGGACGGTTGGCATTGGGTCTTTTCCACTGCCGCGTTGCTGTGGATCACCCGAAACTGCTGAGGGATCTGAACCTGTACCAGGAATTACTGTGGCAGTAACACTAG